CTTCATTTCTTGGCCTTTTTGGGCGCTTTGCTGGGCTTTCCAGCGGCTTTGGCAGCCTTGGTGGCCACGTTCAAAGCGATGGCAACAGCCTGCTTTTGAGGCTTGCCAGACTTCATTTCCTTCGAGATGTTCTTCCCGATGGACTTGCTTGAGTAACCCTTGGTCAGTGGCATTTTGAGCTCCTATGCAGAAAGGGGGGCCGGAGCCCCCCAGTCTTTCGCCAGCTTACTGGTTGAACAACAAGATGCCGGACATCTCGGGGTTCTTGTTCACCACACCGAACAGCGTGTCCATACGGTACTTGATGGTCATGCTGTCAATGTCGTAGAACTTCTGCATCACAAGCTCGATGCCCTGGTCGGTGGTGGCACGCATCACTGCGACGCCAGCATCGGCCGGGACTGCGTAGCGGCCAGGCAGGATTTCCAGAGCATCACGCTGCCAGAACACGTTGACCTGTGCGGTGTTCACGTTCAGGAAGGTGATGGCTGCAGTGTTCGACGGGGTTTCCACCGCGACGTTCTTGTACTGCAACTGGGCATCGGTCGGGGCCACGCCCTGAGCGCCGATGATCGGAGGCGTAATCACCAGGCTGGTGCCTCCAGCAGGAACGCTCACGACGCGGAAGGTCTTGAGCTGGCCGGTGGACTGCTTGGTGATGTGGTGCACAGCGTACACGCCAGCAATGGTAAACGCGTCGCCAGCAGCAACGCCAGCAGAAGAGCTGACGGTCACGGTCTGGAAGCGGTTGTCCACGTTGATCTGGCCGCCGACCGAGGTCGAGGTGGCCTGGGGCGTGTAGTTAGCCTGAGTGCCTGCGCCATCGGTGTCGATGGTGATCAGAGCGCCGCCACCAGCTGCGAGCTGACGGTTGGCGTAGTCCATCTTGTAGGTCTCGAAGCCAGCGACCATGCCGACGTAAGAGCGCTCATAAGCCTTGTCAGACTTCTGATTGCCAAACGAACGGGCAGAGCCAACCAGGTTGCCAGCCAAGCCGTTGTAGTCGCGGCTGGACAGGGCCATGAAGCGCTCGTAGTCTGGCACGCCTTGCTCGTTCATGATGGCGTCGCACAGGGCCACGTCGTCATAGTCACCAGCAGCAGCGGCAATCGGCACCACCAGCGAACCCAGGCTTGCAGCCGAGTTCATGATGGCGATGTTGATGTCGCTGGCCAGCTTCTGCTTGGCGGACTCGCCCAGGCGGCCTTCTTGCAGGGCATCGCGCAGTTCGAGGGAGGTCATTTCCCAAGGCACGGTCTTGCTGAAGCCCAGGGTCGCAGGCACGGCCAGCTGCGTCATGCCCTGGTAGCCGGGAATCGGCGTGCCAGGAGTGCTGCTGATCGACTGAGCGATATAGGGCTGGGGACGCCAGATGGTGTTGTTGGCACGTTCCATCATCGTCTGGTCGGTCTGGTAGACCGAGACGTTGCGGGACAGAACCAGGGCGTCCTGGAAACCTTCCAGGAGGTCTTCGAACGCTACGCGCTCTTCTTTGGAAAAACTATTAGCCATGATGGGCTCCTATTTCAAAAAATGTCAGTTTTTAGCTGCTTTCTGTCGCTTGTACTGGAGCACCTTGGTGTAGTTTCCAGTCTTTTCAGCTTCAGCACGCAGCCGTTCGAGGGTTGAGTCCACAGCGCCAGAAACTCGGCCAGTTGAGCTGACCATCCTTTCGGGTGCAGGGGCTGCCTTTCGGTTCGTAACTTTCAATTCCTTCTCCAGTTTCGCTACCGCAAAGGCAAACTTTACGGGGTCTTCAATCTTGGCCAGCTCTGCAGCCTTCTTCGGGTTTTTACCGAGTGCGTAAATCACCAGCGCCGGATTGTCCGCGCCTTGCAGCACGACGCCCTGCTGCGTCACGTTGAAGAGCTCCTGGGCCACGGCCTCAGCGTCCTCAAAGTCACGCACGCGCAGCTCAGCTTTCGCCTTGCCGTACCCTTCGAGCTTTTCCTGCCAGGCTTGCTGTTGCGCTTGCTCGGCCTGCCGCTGTTTTTCAACCTCGGTGTCGGCCTGGCGCTTGCGCTCGAACCAGTCTGCCAGTGCAGCCTCGAATCGGTCTGCGTCGTATTCGTAGTCCTCCAGCTTCGGCTTTGCACCAAGCGCGACTGGCTTTTTCTCAGTCGTCTGGTTCAGCTTCGCTTCGAGTTCTCGAATGCGTTTTTCCTTCTCACGGTTTGCCTTACGCAGCTCTTTCACCCAACCAGGCGCTTGAGCGTGCTCATCGGGAGGTGGCGCTTCCTCACCAATGGAAACGATCACTTCGTCGTCGTCGCCTTCGTTGTCGTCAGTGTTGGCATCGTCCTGGTCGCCGGTGGAATTTTGCTCACCAGCCACTTGCTCAGTCTCGATTTCCTCTTCCTGATCTTCGACCACTACGGTTTCGTCGTCGTTGCTCTCATCTCCAAATTCTGCCTTTTTGTTCATTCAAATACCCCATTTAACTCACCCATTTGAAACGGCTGGGTGGGATTCCGTATAACCACATTCTCCACTAAAACGCTGTCATCTGACAACGGGTTGCACTTGTTCGCCAAGCGCAGCCTGCTGAATCGCCTCTGTGGCGGTCAGCGCCATGTTCTGATCGATCTCGCCAGTCTTGGCCAAAGTCTCGGCCGTCTTGGCACGGGACAGCTCTGCGTCGGCCACGGTCTTGATTGTGTTGGCGCGTGCTTGGGCAGCCTTGGCCACGGCTTCCTCGGCAGCGGCCTGCAGGAAAATGGCGTTCGGGTCTTGCTGCTGGCCCTTGGCTTCGGCCTCTGCCATGAGCGTTTCGATTTCCTGCTCTGTCGGCTTCACGACACCCATGCGGATCAGGCGCTGGCGGAAGAAGTCGCGCACCTCGCTGATGCCTTCGCCTTCCATGTTCATCATGGCCATGGCACCCAGTACCTGCAGGGTTTCGGGGTCTTGCGTGATCTGCATCATTCCGGTTAGGGCGCGGACGGTCGCGGCACGCTTGGAGCTGCTGGACGGGCCGACCTCGACGTTCACATCGAACTTGGCCATGCTCAGGTCGTTGGCCATCTTCACTTCGCCAGTCTCCTGGTCGATGGTGGGCTGCATCAGCGTAACGGAGCCAGTGCTCTCGTCCTCGTTGATGACCTTCATGGTGCGGCCTTCTTCGATGTAAATGTCCTTGGCCATCAACAGCCAGACCTCGCCGCAGCGCTTCATGGCCTTGGCGAAGTTGCTCATGTAGATGAAGGTCTGCATGTCCAGGCGCTGCTGGATCATCTCCACGGCCTTGCCGCTGATGTTCGACACCAGCTTGTCCGCGCCTTGCGGGTTGCCCAAAATGTCCTGCATGTCCTGCTCTGTCACCTGCAGCAGTGCAGCCATGGCCGGAGGCACGTTCGGGGCGCGTGTGTACGCCACGGGGCCGCTGACGGTCTGGCTGCCGTCCGGGCCGGTGATCGGGTTGATCAGCAGATAAGGGTAGTCCTTGAGGTTGTCCTCTGCCCACATAACCTGGTGGCCAGCGACCTGCTCAGGCGTGAGGATTGGCTTCTCGACGCTGGACAGGGCGCTGATCTCGCCCAGTTTGGACAGCTGCATGTTCTTCAGGCGCTGGGCGTCCTTGGCCAGGCGCACGTGGCCCATGCAGCGCTCGACGTTGTCCACAAACCAGCGCTTGCCGTAGACCGGGATGATCGGGATGCACTTGCCTGCGATGTAGCCAGCGTCCTCAAGGATGCGGCCACCGGACATGATGTACTTGTGAACCTTGCGCGACTTGATCTTGCGCTGGCGCACCTCTTGGCTGCCAATGGCGGCCAGGGTGTTTTCCAGCTCTGGATCGTCCTCGAAGTCCTTGGCGCGGTAGCGTTCCTCAGTGCCGTCGATGTTGCGGAAGATGCGGATGGTCTCGGTGACGTCCTCGACCTTGTAGTACTCGGCCACATAGACCACATCGGGTGTGCACCAGTCGAACTCGTACTGGTGGATGATCTTTGGCCAGCTGGTCGGGTCGTCGTTCCACTCTTCCTTGTAGGATTCGTAGGTCATCGAGTAGATGACGTAGCAGAAACGGGCGTCGGCCTTGTCCTGGCGCTTGGCGTTCAGGTCAAAGAAAACCGAGCTGTCGGCATCAAAGATCGGCTCGATCTGGATGCGCTGGCGCTCGTTGTCCTCGTCCTCGTCGTCCTCGTAGGTGGTGCGCAGACGCCAGGCACCGAAGCCACCGCCGACGGCTTCCTCGAAAGCGTTGTCGTAGGCCTCGTCGGCCACGCTGTCCTGCTCGTCGGCACGGTACAGGCCGTCACAGGTCTCGGCCAACTTGTCGGACTTGCTGCCGTCCTTGGCAACATAGTCCACGGTGATTCTGTTGTTCCTGTACTCATTTATTATTCTGATCACCGACAGCATGATCTTGTTGACTTCAAACTTCGGCTTGTTCTCGTAGATGTCCCACAGTGGGCCTTCCCACTGAGCACCGGACAAGCTGTAGAAGCGTCGGTCTTGAAGGCATTGCAGCCTTTCGTCCCGCAGTGCTGACTGTACGTTGTCGAACTGCGCGAGCGCTTCGGCGTGTACGTTAGCCAGTCGCTGATCTCGTGAAATGCGTGCCATATTTTTGCCCTCGTTTCAAGTATTTTCGCATCGATTACCACTTATTGACAACCGGCAGCGGTTTAAAGCTGGCTGGCTTGCTGGCCGGGAGCCGCTGCACTAGGTTGATGGCGTCGAACATGGGGTCAAGCTGGTCGTCGTGTGCGCCGGACGGGAAAGCGGCCACTTCGGTCAGGAAGTCGGACAGCCAGGGCGCATCCTGCGGCAGCACCACGTTTCCGGACGCGATGAATGGCGCAGCGTCGTAGCCTCGGCTGATCTTGTCCTTGTTGCGCTGCACGGCCACCACCGGGATGCCTTCGCGCCGCAGGGTCTGGATCAGGCCAGTGCCGGACACCTTGTCTTCCACGTACATGCCGCGCATGGCCGAGCCTTGGGCCACCGGGCGCATGTCGTTCAGGTGCTTGAGCCAGAACGCACGGGCGTTCACCAGCAGTTCTGGGGCTTCCCACTTGCCGCGCACCTGGTCGAGCTTGACCGCCTGGCCAACGGTCGACCGCGCCCAGCACTGCAGCACCGACCAGTCGTTGTGGTCTGCGGTCTTTTGGGCCGTATCCACGGTGATGAAGCGGAACTCCAGCTGCGGGATGCTGGCCCAATACTTGAACCACTCGGTGTTGATGATGCCACCGCCACGGGGCGCAGGCCGCTGCTGAAGCTGCCCAGCTGTACCGTAGGGGCCGAGGGTTTTCTCCAGCTCGGACACCTGGGCCTCACCAAAGCGCTCGGGGAACATCAGCTCGCCTTCCTTGGTGCGCGGATCAGTCCATCCGATGCTGGTGGTGCAGCGGTGCTCAGGCTCGAAGCGCATCGGGATGCACAGGTGCACATACGGCAGGTTCATCTCCTTGATGACGCCAGAGATGTCCTTCTCGTTCAGGCGCTGCATGATGACCACGATGGCCGACTTGTCGGAGTTGACACGGGTCGGCAGGGTCTCGGTGAAGGCGATCTTGGCCGCTTCGAGTTTGGCTTGGCTGTTGGCGTTGTCGGCGCTGATCGGGTCGTCCAGGATGACCCGGTCGCCACGCACGCCGGTCATGGAGGTGAACGCACGGGCCTGGCGCACGCCTTTACGGGTATTCCCGAACTCGCGCTTGCCGTCCAGGTCGGCCAGTAGCTCGATGGGCCAGAGCTGCTGATACCAGTCGGACTTGATCAGGTCACGGCAGCGTCGGCTGTCTCGGATGGCCAGCTGTTCCTCGTGCGCCGTTCCGACAAAGCGCATCTCGGGCAGGTTCATTGGCCCCCACTCCCAGGCTGGCCAGATCACGCCGGTCAGCAGGGATTTCATGGAGCCTGGAGGCACGTTCATAAGCAGCCGGATGATCTCGCCCTTGGTCACGGCCTCAAGGTGCAGGCAGATGGCGTCCAGCGCCCAACCCCACTTCAGTTGCGCAGCCGGTTCGAGCACGCGCCAGGCACGCTTGGCAAACTCGGCCAGCGACCTGCGGCAAAGCTCGCGCTCGATGGCCAGCAGGTCAGCTTGCGTCAGTTGCATCTTTTGCGGCCATGATCTGCGCCAGCACGTCTGTGGATAACTTGGAAGCGTCAATGGTCTGCACTTGCAGCGGGTTTTCCTTGTCGCCTGCCAACTCCAGCCGGTCGCCGTACTTTTTCGGGGCCAACTTGGAAAGCAGCCACTTTCGACTGTCCACTTGCAGTTTGCGTTGCTGGATGGCCTGCCAGTCGCGCTTTCCGTCTCCAGTCTCAGGAACATCGCTGTCGGCCAGCTCCAGCACCTCATTGGCCATGCGCTCGATCAGATCTTCCCTCGCGTGCGCGTAGTCTTCCGCAAGTTTCGCGTCAGCATCCACCCATCGATTGAACGTGCTTTGCGGAACACCTGCGGCTTGGCAAGCCTTAAAAGCGCTCAGGCCGTCTCGCATCCCTTGCAGGACGGTTTGGCAGATGGCGTCCTTGTCTCGCTCTGGCTTTGCTGGTTTCGCTATTTTTTTGGGCTTTTCAGTGCGTTTCGTTGCCATTTTTGAATCCTGCACTCAAGATGTTAAATGCTGTTGCGGCACACAGAGGGACTTGTCCGTTTCCAATGGCTTTAAGTCTGTCCACCCTAGCGGCCACCCCATCAGCCACTCGACCCACGTTGGGTTCAGTTTGCCACCATTCCCTGCGCCCATTTGTCTGGCTTCTTCGATTGTTGTGTTCTTGTTGAGCAAATCCCATGATCCACTGCCGCCACACATCCCCTTTGTTCTCGGTGTCGGCCAATGAACCTGCGTCCCCAAATTCGGTGATTTTCTGTTGCCCTGACTGGCTCCGCTGTCCTTCCAATCCCGTGCATTTGGACTTGCCAATTCCATTTGCTTTTTTTTCAGCGCTTTCCTGGAGTTGCTTCCTCCATCCAGTCCCGAGCAATTCGGCGTGTGAAATGTTGTCTCTCCGTCTGGCGACAATCCAGATTCTGTCCCTCTGATGGTTTGCTCCAACATCGGAAGCTCCCATAACAGCCCATCGAGTGTCATACCGTAGCGCGGTAAGGTCTGCAATAACTCTGGCTCCTCCCCTAGTAGTGAGCATTGGGCTATTTTCCACAAAGACGAATCTGGGTCGTATTTCGCTAACCAACCTCGCCATGTGCCTCCACATTCCGCTACGTTCTCCGTCAAGTCCTTTTCCTTTTCCTGCCGCTGAAATGTCTTGGCATGGAAATCCGCCAGATATGACGTCAACAATTCCTCGCCACGGGTTTCCATCAAAGGTTTGAACGTCATCCCATACTGGGAAAGGCGGGAGAATTCCGTCATTTTGTCTGGCGCACAATACGCTTGCTGCATATGGCTCCCATTCGACGGCATAGACTGTTCGCCATCCGAGCAGCCCCCCCCCAAGTATTCCTCCACCAGCGCCTGCGAAAAGAGCCAACTCATTCATAACCACCTTTCAGTCTGTTTTTGATGATGTGGTGTGCGCCACTTTTTGAAATATTCAAGAACAAAGCAACATCAGCAACAGACGCGCCGTCTGAAACCATTTTTGCAATCACTTCAGCCATTGGATGCTTTGTCGGTTTTGTGCCACGCTTTTTGTGCCATGGCTTTTTGAAGTTTTTTGGTCTCGCATAAGTTCCATGCAGCTTTTTTTGCTGCTCATTTTCGGAATGACTCACCCAAGCAAGATTCGATGGAGTGTTGTTTTGTGGGTTCCCATCGAGATGTGATGCCTCTTGTTTTTCCTCTGGCAATCCATGAAAAGCCATGCACACAAGCCGATGAACTGAAGTTTTCACGCCAGTTCCCGCTTGGCAATACTGGTAAGCGTTCGCCATCCACGGTTTGAGTTTCTTTCCCTTCAGCATGAAAAGACGCTCGACACCCTTGATAGTTTTTTTGATCTGTCGATCTTTCGACCAAATTTCTCCAAGACTATTCGCCATGTAGCCTGGGGCAATTGGTATGTCTTGCCATTCGATTTCCATAAATGCCTCACTGCATTGTTTGGAAATTATTGTAAGGGTTTAATCTGAAGTTGTCAAGGGTATCAGCGCATCGATCTGGATGGTTTCGAGCTGGTCTGGGAGTTTCATTCTGTGGGCCTTTCGATGTGAACTTCTACGAATCCGCCGACCGTCTCGCCCTTGCGGATGGTCAGCGTCCAGTGTTTGTCGTCTACCTTGAGCACGTCTGCCAGGCCATCGAGACCGGCTTTCATGCGTGCCAAGGCGTTGTCCAGGTCGTACTGCCTGCGGGTTGGCGGATAGAACGTCAGGGTCAGGTGCAGGCTGGCGGACTGGATCGGGCGTGCGCCTTCCTCCATGGCCTGCCAGAAACAGAGCTCTCGATATTGCTTTTTGAGCTTCGCGGTCTTGGCCCAGTGGTTTCTTGCGTTTGGTGACAGGCCGGTGGGTGGCCAGGGAAGGATGATTTTCATCTCCACCTCGTCCAGATCAGCCAAGCGTACAGCGCCAGGACAGCCCACCACTGGCCAAGTGCAACAAGTGCAATGGTCAGCAGGACGGGCCACAGGGTTTCAAGCTGCTGCATTGTCGCCTTCCAGCCGGTCGGCCACCAGGGTGGCGTAGCCTGCGATGTCGATCCAGTTGTCGGCATAGTTCGGGTCGCCGTTCAGGATTCTGGCCACCTTGTGCATAATCATTTCCAGGGCCTCGGCTTGGTCAGGGGCCAGCTTTGCCTCACGCTTTGCTGCGAACTGCCACAGGGCATGCTTGAAGGTCTGCGAGATTTCAGCATGGCCATCAAAGGCTCCATACCTGCTGCCGCGCTCGGCCAGCGTTGCGTTGATGTCGGTCATTTCAGTCGCTCCAGTGTTTCGGCCAGCAGGTCGGCCTCGGTAAATCCGTAGTGCTTGGCAAAGCCCTTGGTGCCAAGGCCGTGCACGCCGGTGTTGCCTCGGTGGTGCTCCGGGCACAGCGGGATGACGTCCATGTGCTTGGCACGCTGGCCCATGCCGGTGCCGTGCCTGGGATGGTGCAGCTCGGCCGGTGTAGCGCCGTAGCCGAGACGGTGGCACACAGCGCAGCCCAGCTCGGCCACACGGCTCATGTGCTTGCGTTCTGCGATTGTGGTCATTTCGCCTCTATCTTGTAATCGTGGAACACGGTGCCAAGGCTAGCATCGCCAACCTTGCAAGCCTTGACCCAGACATTTTTTCCGCTGGCCAGTCTGCGAATGTGGCCGCGACGGTCGTGCAGCCTGGGGGATGCGTGCGTGCCGCCTTTCGATTCGCCTCTGGCGGTCTTTGGGCCGATCTTGACGGTGCGCCAGTCGTAGGTCGGTGATTTGCCTGCAGCGATTTTGCGCCTGTTCGTGAAGGTGTCGGTTATCACTGGCTGATAGCACTCGCATCCGGTGTCCATGCTTTCCAGCCACTTGGACATGGTGGCAAGCATGATCTCGGCCACATCTCTTGGCAGGTCTTGGCCTTCATCGACGGGGCCGTACTTGATCTGGCCATCCACAATGGCGTAAACCATCGGCGGGAAGGTGGTGTATTTGCCAGGCTGTCCCTTGCTCAGATCGAGCACGATGCCTTCCTCTGGATCGTCTCCAGCAGCCAGCATCATCATCTCGTAACGCTCATGGCTTGAGGTTTGGCCAGCCCAGAGCACCAGGCTTTTCTCAAACGGTGGCCGGTGGGTGGTCAGGTTGTCGATCTTGATGCCTGTGGACAGGTCAGCGCCTGAAATGTCAAACCACTGCATTTCAGTCGGGTCAAAGCCGGATGCAATGACCGACTTCATGATGGAGCGAACGTGGGCTGTTGTCATGTGATCTCTCCAGTCTCTGGGTCAACGTACTCAGGCGCGGTGAAGCGCACGCCCTGCTGCGCACCGAAAGCCTCGATCAAGTCCTGCAGCTCGCTCATTTCGGGCTTGGTCATTTTGCTGGTGGACTTGCCGAGCACCACAAAGCCGCCATCGATGCCAGGCACGACGTCCTGCTTGGTCATCGAGGCGGTCATCACGTGCTTCCATTCCTCGGCGCTCAGCTTGCGGCCGTACCAGTCGACCTGCTTGGCCACATCGGTCAACATCGCCCACAAACGCGCATTTTGTGCGAGCGTGCGGGTTTCTGGCTTGATCTCGACCACCATGCGGTGGCCAGCCATCAGCAGGGATTTAAGCAGCGGCCAGATCTGCTGCGTCAGGACTTTGTGGGCCTGCACTGGCTCCCAGAGAGTGAATCGTTGGCGTTCGATCATCGCTTGCACTCCATGACGACAATCGGGTCGTACCACTCGGCGATGAGCAGCACTCGGGCGCGTTTGTGGTGTTCGCTCATGAACTGCACTGCGGTGGCCATGGCCAACTCTGCACGTGTACATGGGACGGTGACGGTCTTCCACTTGCGATGGCCGTATAGGCGAATCTGTCCGATGTAGTGGCCCTTGGGGGCGTGAATATGAACCAGCGTGCTCATGTCAGGCACTCCCGGACTGCGATCCAGCACTCGTCGATGCTGAGTGGGGTTTCGTCAATGCTTGGGCGACGGATGCCAAGATGCGCTCCCGGCCAGGGTTCTGCGGGTATCGGGCAATCGCTGCCAGCATCCCGGCTGCCGCCTGTTTGTTCGGCCGGGTGCTCAGCACCAGTCGGGTACAGCACTGCAGGCATCCAAAGTGATACTGGCCGGACAGCGGATTCGTGGCGTGTGCTTGGCAGGCTGTGCATGTCATTCGCCCTCCTGGATTCTGAGCGCCTTGCGTGCGCACTCGATGCTGCCCAGGCTCACACGGTCGCCAGCAGCCTGTCTGGCCAGCAGCTTGCGTGCCCAGTCCTTGCCGTCGTTCATGGCCTGGAACTCGATCGGGCCGATCGGCTTGGCTTCTGGCGGTGGCAGTCGCCGCGGCTGGTCGTCGGTGATGGTTTGCCGCGGCATCACAGCCCGGCAGATCGCCTCGAACTGCGGCAGGTTTGGCGGGAAATCCGGGCACTCGTCGGCCAGGCGCTTGGCGGCCGTCTCGATCGTGTCTGGTGAATACTTGGCCAGGGCAGATTCCCAGACCAACATCGCAGCCCGGATGCCCTTGTCCTTGCCGTTGGCGTCGCGCTCGCCTGTGGAAAACTTGGTGGTAAACAGGCTGCCGTAAGACCCGTGCAAGATCAGAAACAGCTTGCGGATCGTCGGGTTGTCGCCTTTGGGCGCGGGTTGTTGGCCAGCGTGCTGGATGGCCTGCTGTGCAAGGGTGGCGAGGTTATTCATTGTCGAACACCCCATCAAAGATCGCCCGAGCTGCTGCAGCGTGCTTGTGCTCAGTGCGGCCAGCCGTCCGGGCTTGATTCTGCCTTCTCACCCAGTTGCGCCAAGTGGCATTCCAGTCGGTCTTGACGCCCTTCTGGCCAGGCTGGGCAATCCAGTAGTCCCTGAACTCATCGAACACCTGCAGAGGCACAAGGTCTGGCCGTTCCTGTTTGCAAAACTCAACCCAGTCTGGTGGCAGAAGGCAGTCTGCTGGCAAGCGCGTGCCGCGCTGCTTTGTCTTCTTGTGTTCTGGGTCTTGTGTTATGTGTATTGTGTCTTGTGTAGCATTGCTTTCGCTATGCGTTCGCATTGCGTTCGCATCTCTTTGCTTGCTCCACCGGGCCTTGGCGCTCTCGCTGGCCTTGCTGGACTTCTCGCCAGCCCTGGCGATTTCCTGATCTGCCCGGTGGTTTGCCCATCCGGTTTCAGTGCGAATGAAGAACTCCTGCAAAACGACTGCAATGCAGTCGGTATGCGTTCGCATCCGAATCAGGCGTGCGATCTCGCTGGTTTCCAAAGGCAAAGGGGTCTCGTGAAGGTAGTACCAATCGAGCATGCGTCGATAGGCCAGGTCTTCAAGATCGGAAAGGTGCTCAGTGTGGCTTTTGTAGTCGCCAATATTGAACTGGTAGTAGTGCATCGTTACCTCACATCATCGGTAGTCATCACGAAAGAATCAGCGGCAGGACGGTGATGAGACGTCTTTTCGGGAGCTACCCTAGCCGTGATTACCACTCAATTTACCTCAGACCAGCAGGCCATTCAAGGATTTTCTGAAGCCAGGGCCGAACTTTTTGTCCAGCACCGGCCGCCATTTGTGCGCCACACCGTTGCGCGTCCAAGCCTCCACGGCCTGGCCACTGGTGGCTCCCAAGGCCTGCGCCACTGCCTTGTAGGAGCCGAGGCTCTCACGGGCAAAGGCCAGCACCTGTGCGAAATATTGGTCGTCTTTCTTCATGCCTCAAACTTTACCACGATTTTACATGATTCGTGCAAAAATATTTTTTGTCACTTGCACAAAATCCTCTTGCACTATGCTATGATTCGTTTCACCAACAACCAACCACGAAAGGCGAACACGATGGATTACCTTCACCCAGTCATGCAAGAGGCCCTGCGCGGCTTCGCACCACCCCCACAAGAAGACCTGGAAAACGACCAGGATCGTTTCGAGCATGAAGTCCAATCAGAACAGGAGACACAGCAATGAAAGAGATCGCAGCAGCATTGGTCAAGGCCCAGCGAGCATTCGGGCCTGCGCTCAAGTCCAGCTCAAACCCACACTTCAAGAGCCGATACGCCGACCTGGCCGCCTGCGTCGAGGCTGTCATGGATGGCCTGAATTCCAACGGCATCGCCTTGGTGCAGCAGACACACGAATGCGAATCAGGCGTGATCGTCGAAACGGTCTTTGTCCACGAATCCGGTGAAACCTTCTCGGCTGGCAAACTGCACGTTCCTGCGGTCAAGCACGACGCACAGGGCTATGGCAGCGCCCTGACCTACGCACGCCGCTACAGCCTGATGGCCGCCTGCGGTATCGCGCCAGAGGATGACGACGGCAACGCAGCCAGCAAGCGCACGCCAGCGCCTGTGCCTGGTTATGGTGAGTACGAGGCCGAGACCATGCCAGCCATGCGCGACGCCGCCATGCAGGGTAGCGAAGCCCTGGCCGCAGCCTTCCAGGCATTGCCCAAGTCTGCGCACAAGGCCGCGTTCTGGCAAGCCCAAGGCCCAGCCCTCAAGAAGGCCGCCAAGACCGCCGACGGAGGTGCAGCATGATCGAGCAAGGCACACCTGAGTGGTTCGCCCAGCGCCTTGGCAAGGTCACCGCCAGCCGGGTGGCGGACATCATCGCCAAGACCAAGACCGGTGTGGCTGCCAGCCGAGGCAACTACCTCGCCCAGCTGGTGGCCGAGCGCCTGACTGGTCAGGCCGCCGACAGCTTCAAAAGTGGGGCCATGCAGCACGGCACTGAGACGGAGCCCATGGCACGGATGGCCTACGAGACCGAAACTGGCCAGATGGTCACCGAGGTGGCCATGATCCAGCATCCCAAGATCGAAATGGCCGGGGCCTCGCCAGACGGCCTAGTCGGTGAGGATGGGCTGGTCGAGATCAAGTGCCCGAATACAAGCACGCACATCGCCACGCTGATGGCCGACAAAGCTCCCAGCGGGTACATGGCCCAGATGCAGTGGCAGATGGCCTGCACGGGCCGGGCCTGGGTGGACTTCGTGAGCTTTGACCCACGGATGCCGGAGGACATGCAGCTGTTCATCAAGCGGGTGCCACGCGACGAGAAGCTGATCGCTGAATACGAGGCCGAGATCATCAAGTTCCTGGCCGAGGTGCAGGAGACGGTCGAAAAGCTGATTCAGCTGCGGAGGGGCGTATGAGCAACACAAACACAGGCAGTTCAGCGTTTCCCAGCCACGGAAGCATGGGTGAGGTGGCGCACGAAGGCATGACCCTGCGCGATTACTTTGCGGCCAAGGCGATGCAGGGTTTGCTGGCATCCGAGGTAAATGCGCCCCGGCATGAATTTGCCGCAGAAGCCTACGCAATGGCCGATGCCATGCTGAAAGCGAGGGAAGCATGAACGGCCGCGGCCTTCGAGACGCAGGCATCGCTCGCGTGTCCATTGGCCGCGAGGAATGGATCGCCAAGGCACGCAGCGCAGCGGTGGCAATCGCGCAACGTGCTGGCCAGGTGACCATCAACGATGTTCGGAAGTTCATCGAGCTGCCGGACGACTACCACCCAAACACCTGGGGCGCGGTTCTGAGGGGTGACGCCTTCGAGCCGATCGGATTCTGTCAAGCAACCCACCCATCAGCCCACGCTCGGGTCGTTCGGGTCTACAAACTGAAGGAGCAAGCATGAAAGCAAACGGACTGGCACGCATCGGCAAAGACGCCGAGGTGCGATACACACCAGGCGGGGCAGCGGTGGCCAACGTCTCACTGGCGTTCACCTACGGCAAGAAAGGCGACGACGGAAAGCGGCCAACGCAGTGGGTTGACGCCTCGCTGTGGGGCCAGCGGGTGGAATCGCTCGCGCCGTACCTGACCAAAGGCAAGCAGATCGTGGCCTACCTGGAGGACGTGCACATCCAAACCTACACCAAAGGTGATGGCACGCAGGCCAGCAAGATGGCAGCACGCATCGCAGACCTGGAGTTTGTGGCAGGTGGTGAGCAGGCAGAGAGCCAGCCAAAGCCGAAGGCACAGGCAGCGCCAGCCAATTCTGGTTTTGACGATTTTCCTGATGACGTGCCATTTTAAGGAGGCAGCATGACCAGCAAGAACAAGACCCAATACGTTACCGTTCGCCTGCCGGACGAGATCATGGCCAAGCTCAAGGCAGAGGCCGAGCGCAACACGCGCAGCCTGTCCGCCCAGGTGCAGCACTTCATCAAACTCGGCCTTGAGAAGGTCAAGTCATGAGGCGCGGCTGGCAGTTCGACGTGGAGTGGTTCAAGCGTCGCTGGCCACTGTTCGCCATCGGCATCGAGGACAATGAATTTGTCCTGCGTTTGTGGGTGGTCGAGATCGCCATCTGGAGATACTGATGGACAAAAACAGGCACATGCTCATGGCGTACCTCAAGCCATCGAAAATGCACCTGGCCGTCTGCAAGGCCGCTGGCTGCGGGAGCCGTCCCGCGCTGGCGGTCTTTTTCGACCGAGTGGAAAAAACCTTCAGCATTTTGGAGTTCAAGCCATGACAGAAAACGAAGCCAAGCTGGACATGCTCGTTGCCGAGCTGGACTACGAGAACCGGATTTTACGGGCCAGAAACGAGCGACTGATGCGTGAGGCCGAGGCGACCAACTTCGACCGCACAGCGGCCTGGCTGAAGGCCTGCGGCAAGGAGCAGCTGAACCCTGCGCACCTGTCTGTGCAGATCGGATGCCACTTGGAGGAAGTGGTCGAGCTGCTGGAGTGCATCGAAACCGACTGCGCTGCCGACAACGATTCGCTGGAGTGCCTGTCCGATGACCTGCGCCTGATTGCCACCAGCCTGAAGAAGGCCACAACCCAAAGCTTCATCAAGACCGGCAAAGAGGTGCACATGCTGGACGCCATCTGCGACACCGAGGTGACTGGAAACGGCATCGCCTACCTGGCCGACTTCGACAAGAACGGGGCCGACCGGGAAGTTTTGGCGAGCAATGAGTCCAAGTTAGTGGATGGCAAAGCAGTGCTCATGCCGGGAGGAAAAATAGCAAAAGGCCCAAATTACAAACCACCAGAACTTGAAAAGTTTGTGTAATGAAAACCACATCGCTCACACAAAACAGGCTTCATGAACTGCTCATTTACGATCAGACGACTGGCGTATTTACAAGAGCGAAAGCCGTGAATGGAAGAACAAAAAAAGGTGAAATTGCTGGACGAAAAAACGCAGATGGTTATGTCGTAATCAGTGTTGACAACGTGACGCACGTTGCACATCGTCTGGCATTTTTATGGGTGACGGGAGAGCATCCAAGTCATGAATTGCAAGTTGACCACATAAACGGGAAGAGAGACGACAACAGATGGGAAAACTTGCGGCTAGTTACAGCAAATGAGAATCAACACAATCGCCATCATGCGGATATTTTCCATGGAAGAACGAGTAAGCGCCTTGGCGTCTGCTTTAAAGACAGAGGTCGTAATCGCTGGGAGGCAAATATTCGTGTTGGTGGAAAGCTGATATATCTTGGACGATATGCCAACGAAGATGAAGCCGCCAATGCCTACATGAAGGCAAAAGCCTATTACCACCCAACGGCAAAGATTGTCTGTGATGTGACATGAAAAAACGCAAACGCCAGCAACGGCCACGACGGTACACCCTGCTCGACGAGATGGCCGCCAGTCCGACCGAGCCTTTGCCACAGGCTTGGCGGACGCACCAGCTCACCAAGATGTATGAAGGCCTCAGCCAGCTGGAGACAGGCGAAGACCCGCAGCCGAACGACTGGCGGCTGGTGTCGGATGCCGTGAACCTGGTCGAGACGCTGGTGGTCGAGATGAAGGTCTGCGAGGACGCCAATGGCCTGCTGATGGACGCCATCACAGCCTTGGCCAAGGCAGGCAAGCGCAGCAAGGCCGGACAGACCCTGCGCCTGGATGGTGAAGGCATCATGGCCGTGCGCTCGATCCTGCGCGACTACGCCGAGCTGCTGGACGTGCTGCCAGCTCGCACCATGGTTAGATGCCACCGGCTGACCGAGAAACGCATCCAGGACATGCTGGACGGCAAGCGCAGGCCGCATGATGTGGAAATCTGCGACTTATAGGGATAACCCCTACAAAATAATCTTGCATTGCTTGTGGGTGTTCGTGGTAAGATGTGGGCATCGCAACCAAGGAGCCAACATGAACAAGCTGATCGAAACCTTCCGCAAGTGCCCGACACCTTCCAACCGCGCCAAGCTGCAGATCTACCTGCAAAAGCACATGATGGCCTTGTGCCTGGCAACGCCGGAAGAAATCGCCTTCCTCAAGGCCAACGAGTTCAAGATTTAAGGAGCCAACCATGCAGATCAAACGCTACCACGTCATCCTGGCCGTCATCGGCCTCATCATCGCCATGGGCATCGTCGGACAGTCCGACTTCGAAGAAGAGCAGCGCCAGGCCGAGCAATACTGTGAAATGGTCAAGCTCTGGAAGCAGACTAATGGCCAGTCCGGTTGGCCAGCCTACAACGGTGAAGGGGTGTGCAAATGACTGAAATCGAAAGCCGCGTGGCAGGCATCCCCTGCATCATCCGAGTGACCCACTTCGAGAGCGTGCGCGGGTCGTACAGCTACAACGCGCCCAGCGACTGGGACTATTACGGTTACACCGAGTCCGAATGGGAAGTGCTTGACCGCCGAGGCCGTCCGGCTGCTTGGCTGGAGCGCAAGCTCACGGACGCCGACCGCAGCCGCATCGATCAGGAGATCGAGGAAGCCATGAACGAGGAGGCCTACTGATGCGGAAGTTCGTGCGCCAGCTTATGCCTGGCCAAGAGTTCACCCTGGTGCGCACAGGCGAGCGTTACAAGTTCCTGCGTCGGGACTACAGCACGCCAAGTGGCACGCGGTATGTCTGTCTGAATCTTGACCGCATGCCGATCGATCAAGATCAAGAGCGTGAAACAAGCCTGCACCACGCCTGCCATGTGTGGGTGCAACAGTCATGACTTGCAACCAAGACTGCCGCCAAGGCCGGGACTGCAACTGTGGTGGCTGGCATGTGTATCCAGTGAATGATCTGCGCGAGCACGATCTAAACGGAAACTGCTGGTGCAGGCCAACGCTTGATGACGAAGGCTCAGAGCCGATCTGGATTCACAAAAGCATGGATGGCCGGGAAGCCTTCGAGACAGGCGACAGAAAGCCGTCCTAGCGCTTTCCAGCCCGTTGCCTGGCGTTGGCATCAGCCTGCCACTGATCGCGGCACTCAGGGCCGCAGAAGCGCCTGTCAGCGTCCACAGGCTCTTCGCAGTAGTGGCACAGGCCAGTCGGCTCAAGTCGTTGGTGTGGCTGCCTGGCAGTGGTCAGGCAGGCCTCGCGTTCTTGCTCTTCTCGGATGGTGGCTTGGTCGGAAACGTCGGTCATAAAAAAGACCCGGCACAGAGGCCGGGCAAGGCGGCCGAAGCCGCTGGAGACAACTGCTAAGCCTTGCCCTTGATGCGCTCGAAGGTGCGCAGGCCACCAAGCCCAAGCATCCCGGTCAGCAGCACCATCAGGGTTTCATTGTCGATGGGTGGTAGAGGCGGCACGGAGCCACCGAAAACGGCCACCAGCCACGGCAGAACAGGCTGGATGAAGAACTGGTACACCAGGCCGAAAACGCACGCCCAGCCAGTCGCTGGACGCCAGCCGCCACGAAACATGTCGGAGCCTGCCTCGACCTTGTTGACCTCGATCTGTCCGAGTGCCAGCTTGGTCTCTGCATCCAGGACGGCAAGCTCGCCTTTCTGGGCCAGCTCCATCAGCTTGATCTTGGCATCTGCGCTGGCCTGTGGGTCGGGCAGTACCTTCTCAAGGACGGTGCCGATCACGGGGATGAGTGCTTGCCACATCATTGGTACTCCCAGATCACGTTGGACGGCAGGCCATGGCCACCCAAGCCGATGTGCACGAAGGTCTTGGCGATGCCGATGCGGTGGAATCCGTGCTTGAGCGCCAGGCGGATCAGATCGTACCGATCAGCGCCATTGGTGCAGGCAATGTCGCAGCACATGCCACGGGTGTGCTCGCCATCAGATCGCAGCTTTCTGGCCTCCACGGGGTGCGTGGGGTGCCTGTAGCCGCTGGTGATGGTCATGGGCCGACCGTACTCTGTGCGCAAGGCCTGAAGGCGCTCCATGAAGTCAGGAAGCATGCCATTCAGGCCTGAGTGCTTGCAGTCGAACTCGGCCTTCGTGAAGTTGGGATAGTCCGACCAGTCCATGTCAGTGACCTTTCCAGTGGCTGGCCATGAAGCCAACCAGCGCAGAAAATCCTGATGCGATACTCATTCCAAGCCAGAGGCCGCCTTTGGACTTGTTGGCCAGGGCCACAAGTTCCTCAAGCTGGCGCTCCATTTTGTCCATCTTCTTGTCCATGTCCTGCACGCGCTGCCACAGAACTCCATACTTCACGAGGTCAATGCCGCCATCCTTCTCTTCAGCCATGTCAGGACACTCCATCGATTACAAGCCCTGTCCGGGCGTGACGTAGACGGTGGTCGCGCCAGAAGCAAGGCCGCTGAAATAGGTGTCCTTGTTGAAGCGGAGAATCTCCACCGCACCTGGAACCAGCACGATTGCATCAGAAGGCGTGCCAGCGACTGGAGCCACAGCAGCAGCCTGGGCCAGTGCAGCGGTTGCGCCAGTGCCCAAGAACACGGTGTTCGTGCCTGCGTTCACAAAACGGTACTGACCAGCGTTCTGAGGGTTGAACTTCTCGTAGACAGGGGCTTGAATACCAGCTGGGGCAACACCAGCAGCAGCGATAACTACGGTTTTGCCTTGCGGGTTGAATGCGATTTGACTGTTGGTGGCCATGTTTAACTCCTTAAACGTTGTACGTCAAAGTAAATGCAATTATGTCTTGTGCGGAAAATCCACTAATATCAATGTTATTGTTTGGTGCGTTGTCAATTATTTCAGGAAAATACAGTGTTGAAGTACTACCGCTAGTAATTGGTGCAACAATCGGTGTTCCTGCTGTCCAATCTACGCCTTTGGTGAACAATGCCCCAGTCGGAAAAGTTGTATCGGCGGCTTTGGCAAATGGCAACCCAGTAATTTGAGCGTACCCAGAACCCCCGCCAGTAATCACGTTTGCTAACTCCATGTAGCACTGAATTGTTACTTGACGGCCAACTCTTGTGTATCGACCTGACACCGCAGCAGTTTCATAAGTTCCGGCAGTAGTAGCACCACGAAGAACAGGCGTCCAGTTGCCTTCTTCATACCAGGTCAACTTTTCACTTGTCATTCCAGGAGCGTTGGTGTTGGCCGAGAAATCAACACCTTTACCTGCGGTTCCAACGACGAGGTCGCTGGTCGTCATGTTCACGGGTCCACTTAAAGTAGACGTTCCAGAGACAGACAGATTGACACCGTTCAAGTCTGCTCCACCTTCTATGCGCTGCCATGTCGTTCCATTGAACGCAGCAACATCACCAACGCCCCAATTCGAAATGCCGTCCAGTGCCGTAGAACCAGCTACGCTGACTTGATAGTAGTCGCCCTTTGTACCGACACCAGATGCTAAGGCTGGCGTGTTAGTTGTGGCATTCCAAGTGCCCTTGTAGTTCAAAGCGCCAATGGCGTTTGTGATAGCAGAGACTGTTTTCAACATGATGTTTGACCTTTCAAACGCTTAGAGATTTGCTAGTGCGGCCCAAGTCCCAGGGTTACCAGCAACAGTACATGCCCATCCAATTGGCTGACCCGCGACGGGGGTGTTTTCCCACGCGATATCGCCAACGCGCCAGTTGATCCCAGAAACAGGAGACAACGCAGCTTGAATTCGACCGCCGGGGTATTCGATGGTTGTATCGCTGCGACGCAAATCACCTACGTCGCGTCCCGCTACAAGGCACACACCGCCCAACGTTATCGTGGAGCCGTTTGCCAAAATGATGTCAAACGAATACGGGAAACCTGCGCCGAGGTATGTTTGATAAAACTCAATCGTCACGCGCTGCCATGCCATGCCAACATTGATAGAACGCGACAGCACGTAATTTGAACCGCGACTGATTTGAAACGCCACCGAACCCTCAGAATCCAACTTCATCCAAATTGACAGTGAATAGAACTTCTGCTGGTTGTTGGTTTCAAGCGCGTTATACCGAATCACATTGTTTGCAGCAGTCGCAAGAACAGTGGTGGCGTTATTTGCTACACCGTTCTCATCGGCGGCCGTCATATAGCTTGGTGTGGCGTTGGTATATGTGAAGGAAGCGCCGTCATTAATGTAGCGCGACCATTTCAGCAAGTTGTACTTGTTAAAGGTAGCGGGTTCAATGTGGTCAAGAATGTTGTAGTTGCCCCGCAGCAACTGCGACCAAGAGCCGCCGGTTACTACAGTATTCTCGCCGATGACATTTTCGCCGTTACGCTCGGTAGTGCTGCTGGTGCTGTAATCAATCAACTGACAATAAGTCAATGAATTGTTTTCAACGACTAGGCCATAAGCGTTGACGTTGTTGAGCTTGATGCCGTGACCGATGCCTGTCGACGACTCGAAGTGCATCAAATTGTCGCGCACCACAAGCGCCGTCAAACGTGCCGAAGATGTGCCGGTAACGTAAATGCAGTAACCAGCAGTACGCCCTTCTTGTCCAAACTTGTTTCCAATAATTGACGAGTAGCCTGCGGTTTCGGTGGACGAATCCATCGAGATAAAAATGTTTGCTGCGCTGGCCGCAGGCGTGAATTGATTGCCGACAAAATTACAGCTACGAATCGTGATTGTGTTGTTTTCAGAAATGTAGATGTCGTAGTTGCTGTTGTAGATGAACATGCAATGGTCAATCAACAGATTGTCCGATGCAGAACCTACTGTGTAGATACCATGTTTGCAGCCAGTGAACAAGCAGTCACGAATAGCGTAAGAGAAACCAAACGCGCCGATACGGATACCAGCGTCAGTTTGATTGACGAACGTGCAGTTGTAGAACGACGCCGGCGCCCAAACGTTTTGATCGCCAGTGTTTACGCCGTAAGAGCCGCCAGTAAAGTCAAGCCGCTCAAAGACAACACCAGTCTTAGCAGAGGCGCCAGGATAGTTGAACAAGAATCCAGTGACTCCCGGATCAATGTACAGACGCGCAGGACCAACAAACTTGACCACTGTCTTAGTGACATTGATGGCTGTGGCTATGCGATAGCCTGCCGATGTGGGCGGAAAATAAAGAACGCCGCCGCCAACCGATTGTGAATTGCCAGGGACTGGCGTAGTGGCTACGTTTGTCCATTGCTGTATTGAGTTCAGAGCAGCTTGGATTGCGGCCGAATCGTCAGTGACGCCATCCCCAACTGCACCAAAATCTTTGACGCTGATGTAACGTGCGTTGAACTCTTCCTGATTTGTTTGAACCGCAGATGCGAATGGCGGATCGTAGACAACATCTTGGGCATTGATACCTGAAACGACTACATCGCTATAACGCTCAGTCGCAGCCGGTGCGCTATATACAACACTGCCGTTCTTGTTCATCACGCGAATGCTGTAGTCGCTGTTAACGTACAGGCGTGCAGGCGTTCCGCTGTTGGATGGGTAGCCGCCAAGCGTGCGGATGGGTTGGCCAGCAGGAATGGTCAGCGCAGCATCCCAAAAAACATTGATTGGGTTGACTTGCGGGTCAAGGTTTGCCTGACCAATCCAGACAAAACCATCCTCAAGAGGTTGGCCATCAATGTCCGTGAAGATCGGATATGTGGGTTGAATCGAGAGTGCGGACATTACTGGTTCTCCTTGGATTGGTTCAGGTTCAGATTGGAAGCATGACTTAAGCCACGCAAGCAGCCATGCGATCCATTTTTGAAGGGTTGCAAGCATGTGGTCATCCTTATTGCTCCTGGTCGAATTGCTCTTGAGCCTGCAGCGACTGAACGATGAACTTCTCACGCGCACTCATTTCGCGTGGGAGCTTCACAGCGTCGGCAAACTTCTGGAAAGATTGTGACATCAAGACAGCCTTTACGGTAGCCTTGGACGGTTGGTTGCCTGTGGAAACTGTCTCGACAGCCAAGCGCTGGAACTCAGGCGACGAGATCAGCTCATCGGCCGCTTTCAGTGCACCAGGCTTGGTCTTGGTCAGCGCAGCGGCCAAGCCGGATGCAATACCAGCACCAGGCAAGCCGACGGCCGATGTTGCCGCCTCGATGGGAAGACCAACTGCAGCACGCTTGGCCACGCCGTAGATGTTGGTCAGCAGGTTGTCAGCGCCTTGCAGCTCCTGCTGGACGGCCTGGATGCGGCCGGTGGTGATGCGCTCGCGGGTGGCCTTGCTCACGTTGCTGGCCACGCGGTACAGGTCGGACAGCTGCTTGCGTGCAGGCTGAGGCAGGTTGGCCATCAGCGCGGCATAGGCCTGCTTGTTGGCCAGCAGGCCTTCGTACCACTTGGCGTAGGTATTGAAGTTCAGGGCGCCATTCTGGGTAGCCTTTCCGAAGGCGGTGTTCAGGGCTGAGGCTGTGACCATCTGGCGCATGTCCTTCGGGATGGCGGTCAGAATCTTGGCCAGCTTGTCGGCGTCGCCTTTGGTCAGGGACATGGTGGCCGATTCCAGCTTGCCAACCAGGCTCTGGTCGAGCTGGCGGCCGAACAGGGACACCATGTCATCCTCGAAGCCTTTGCGCATCTGAACCAGACTCTTGGCCAGGCGATAGCTTTCACCTTGGCCAGCACCATTGGCAAGTGCGAACTGGTCATCGTCGATCAGGCGATACAGCTGCTTTGCAAGCCCGGTGTCAGCATCAGCGAACGGGCCAGCCTGGCGTGCGGCAGCGCCAACGTCGCGCCGGACGTCATCGATCAAAGCGTAGGTCGGGGCACGGGTGCCGATCACATTGCCAGCCTCGTCCTTGATGGGCTTGGGTGTCAGCTTGCTGCGCACCATCTTTTCCAAGGCCGACAGGTTTTCTGCGCCGTCCAGGTCATCGGCACGACGCTGCACGAAATTCAGCACGTTGGTGGCCTCGCCACGGGTCTGCGACGGAATCTGCGTGCGCAGCGCCTTGTAGGCGTCGTCGGCCTGGTTGGACAGGTTGGTCACGGTCTGGTCGAGCTGCGTGCGCACAGCCTGGTTGAGCTTGCTCAGGTCGGTGGTGCCTCCGATCTCGTTGATCAGTCGGTCGGCACGCTGGCCAACTTGCTCAAGGCCCTGAATCTCGGCTGCGCGTGTCTGGCTGCCAGGGATAGACTTCACAGCCTGGGCCAGCTCGCGGTAAGCCTGGTTCGATGTCAGGTGGTCGGGCTGCAGGTATTCGTCGATGCCAAGGCGTCTGGCGGCTTCCAGCACCTTCGGGTCGGGTGCGGCCTGGCCAGCCAGCACGGAAGTGGCGCGGGTTGCACCCATTCCACCCTCGGCGGCCGTGCGTGCGGTCGTGGCCAGCTCCTGCGGAGTCATGGCGGCAGCCGGAGCAGCCGGTGGCGTGACTTGCATGGCAGAAGGCTGGACTTCAGGCGCGGCAGCGGCAGCACGGGCAGGCGCAGCAGGAGCCATCGCCGTGCCCATAGGAGCGCCAGCAGGGGCCGCAGGGCCAGCGGCAGGAGCAACGGGCGCACGGGCAGCACGGACAGCCTGGACGCCGCGCACAGCGGCAGGCAGGACGGGAGCCAGAACAGTGGTGGTAGCAACCTCGCCAGCATCGAATCGTCCGCCAGTTACAGCCTGCGTGGCTTCGATGGCGGCTTGGGTTCCACCAGCAGCAGCGGCCATGCCGGGCAGCGTGGTTGCACGTCCAGCAGGGGTGAATGCAGCCAAAGCGCCAGCAGCGCGGGGAATGTCGCTCACCTGGAAGCCGGGCTTGATGGCGTACAGCTGGCCGTTGATCGACGACTGCAGCACGAAGTTGCCCTTCTCGTCCTGGCTGACCTGCACGCCGGGGAAGTTGGACTGGATGACCTGCACAGTTTCCTGTGGGTTGGTCATCATCGTGCCCAGGGCCGACTTGAAGCTGGCCATGCTGAAGGTGTTGAGCTCTGGCATCGATGCCCAATCAGGCAGCGCCTGAGTTGTGGGCGTTTCGCGCTCTGTGCCGGTGATGGCCTCACGGATGCCGCCAAGCACGCCCAGGGCCTCGGTGCCTTTGAGCTGCATGCCAGCTGGTGCACGCACCATGCCGTTCTTGACGTCGGACTCCAAGTCCATCATCTCTTGGCGGGTCATGCGGCCTGTGTTGTAGGCCTCGACCACAGCAGGCGGAAGCTCAGCGACTTGCGTGCTGGGCTTTGTGCCATGGGCTGGCGCAGGCTGTTGGCCACGCAAGGCAGCGCCACGGGGCAGCATGATCGCGCCGGACTGGACGTCGGCTTCAAAGTCCGCCGCCTCTTCAGGCGTCATCTGGCCGGAGCTGTAGGCGTTGAAGATGTTTTGAATCGAGCCAGGAGCCATAGCAGCACCACCAGCAGCGCCAGCACCACCTCGGGCTGCCATGACGCGTTGAAAGGTACTGTCCCCACCTCCTGGAGGCGTGGCTTGCTGCTCTTGGCCAACACCAGCAGTAACTCGCTCGATGTAAGACTTCGTGCGAGGCCCCCAGTTTTTCGGGTCGGTGCCGCCGTGATATTCGGCAGCGGCCAGCTTGATGTCGCCTTTGTTGCGCTGCAGGGATTCCTTGAGCAACAGGCCGGCAGCCTCGGCCGCATTCTGTGGGCTTAGGTAAGCGTCCACGCCGTACTTGTCCAGCACAGCCTTGCGGGTGGCTGGGATGATCTGGAATGGCGTCTTTGCATTGGCCTCGGACACCTGGTCGGCATTGCTGCGCTCGCCATAAAGCAGCACCGACTTGAGCAGACCAGACGGCAGGCCGAGCTTCTGCTCGGTGCTGGACGCCAAGTCAGACCAGAACGGGTCTTTGTAGCTGTTTGGAGCTTGTTGGGCCATCTGTTGTCCTTATTGGCCAGGGACTTGGAAAGTGCCGCTGCCCATGGTGCCGGGCGCAGGAACTTGGCCGGTTTGCGGGTTGGCCCAGCGCATGTAGCCACGCTGGCCGGTGACCACGTTGGCCTGCTGTGCAGCCAAACCTTGGGCACGTTGCTCTCCATACTGGCGCATGAAGTCCACGAAGGTCGTGCCAGCTGGCACTTGGATGCCGCCGATATTGATGTCGGTCTTGGCGCGGCCAAGGGAGCCGGTCGAGTTGACCCACTCAGCCTCGGCAGATTTTGCCGCTGCGTCGAACTGCTGCATCTTGGCCATGCCGCGCAAGAACGAGGCGATGGTGGCAGCGTTGGCGGTTTCCTCGGGAAAACCCTTAAGCGCCAGCTGGATGTCCTTGTCGGTGGCCGGGCCAGGCGGCAGCATCTTGATCGCCTGGGTGTTGCGCAGACGGGTGTATTCCTGGCGCATCTGCGTCCACTCGTCCTGGCGACCGGTTGCACCTGCGAACCATTCGCTGGCCTTGGTCAGTGCGCCCTTGCCGCCTTGTGCGGATTCGATGCGGCCAGCCAGGTCAAGCATGCGGCCTGCAGCCTGCTCGTTGCCGACGGCTGCGATGGTGGCGTCGTTGACGATCTTGCGTGCGTCGTTGTCCAGCTTCGTGCCAGCCTGGCCAAGTTCAAACAGCTTCATCTCCACATCGGTCTGCAGCTTGTCACGGTCAAGCGCCAGGCGGCCAGAACGGTCTGCAATCTGGCTGTCGATGTTGCGAATCTGTGCGCCAGTGTTGGCGTTTTCCAAGGCCAAGCGGGTCGGAGTGTTGGCCGTGACCAGTTCTTTCTCGGTCGCGCCAGCCTCGCCAGTGCGAATCTCGGCCGGGGCCTTGAGCGCCTTGATCGAGGATTCCAGCACCTTGTCGCCACCAGGAACACCAGCCAGCATGATGCCAATGGTCTTCTGGGCAGCGCCGGGATTGGTCTCGGCCAGCTGGGCATAGGTCTCGTAGGCCTTGGCGCGATCTTCGCGTCCAGAGTTGCGCTCTGCTTCGGCCTTCTGGCGGAGCAGGCTCACCCCGATTTGCGGTGCGCCAGAGCTGAATGCCGACATGACCTGGCCACTGAAACGCAGCTCATTGTCCTGCTGGTCTTTGTTCAACGTGTCCCAGTTGGCACGCATGCTGGCTGCCTCTTTTTCAGGCAACAGCATGGCGATGTTGGTGAAGTCGCGTGCGGTCGGATTCGGGTTGTTGATCAGCGCCTGCATGCCCTGGTTGAGCATTTGCTGGCGTTCGGCAGCCTTCGCGGAAGCTTCCTGCTGTGTGCGAATGTCTGCGATGGTCGCGCCCAGTTTCAAGCCGCTGACGGCAGCCTCGAACGGGCTCTGAACGTTGATGGAGTAGTCGTATGGTGCTGGCATGTTCTTGTCCTCAGAATAGGCTGCCGAAGCCAAGGCCAAGTTTTCCGCCTGCGCCGTACTGTGCGCCAAGCACCTGGGCCGGGAGGTTCAGCAGGCCGCTGTAGGCTTTGGCCTGGCCAAGCTCGCCACCAGCAAGGGCCGCGCCACGTTCGGCCTGCAGTCGTGCGATGGCCGAGCCGGTTTCCATGCCAGCCGTGCCGACACCAGCCGCGGATTGCTGGCCAAGTGCGGTCAAGCCACCGAGGCGGCTGTATCGGTTCTCCAGCTCCTGCGCCAGCAGCTGCGGACGGAACTGAGCCAAGGCGGCCTGGACGTTGCCGCCACGCAGGCCACCAGTGGCCGATGCACGCTGCAGCAAGGCTTCCTCGCCAGTGCGAAGCATGGCCTGGAATGTTGGGGAGCGCTCAGCAGCTGCGATCTGCGCGGCCTCGGCCTCTGGGGTTCCAAGACCAAGCATGGCCTGTTGTGCTGCGAGTGCGGGAGCACCAGCCTCGACGTAGGGTTTCAGCAGCTCACGCACCATGTCGAACTGGCGACGCTGTTCTGCAATGCCAGCCTCGCTGGCGGCAGCTTGTTGAGCAGCAGCATCACCGGCTGCGTCGGCTTGCATCAGGCCGCCGACGAGCTGTGTGCCGCCGACGATTAAGCCGGTTACTGGATCAGGCATGGCCAAACTCCTTCATGTATTCTTCAAAAGTCTCGCCATACAGCTCCATGACCAAGTGGGCATTTTCGTTGGCAAACTTCGCGCCATGGCAAAGCTGCATGGCCATCAAGACCACGTCATAGTACCCAGCACGCCACATGTAGGAGCGTGCATCGGCAAGCCCGGCACGCTCAGCGCGATCGGAGGCTTGCCACTTCAAGACCATGGATGCCACGCACGGCACCAGGACAGGGGAATTCTGCAGGAAGAAGGTGTTTTGATTCATCGCCACCAGGGTGTTCCAGATGGCGGCATTCAGATCGCTGCGCTCGACTGGATCGCAGTCTGCAACGTCGTCAAAGACCTGGATCGCGTTCCACAGCATAAGCAGCCACTCAATGGCCGGTGCAGGCAGCGCCAGAACCTGTTGCAGGTTCTGTTTGAGGCTATCCGTACCAGTCATGCTCTACCCTCCAAGTGGCGATGAGCTGCTGGCGGCTCGATAGGCTCAGCACCTGTATTTTCCCACATTTGCATCGCCTGTCAATCAAAGTCGTACTCGCGCTCTTCCCAGGCTTGGCAGGAACGCAGGTCGTGGCAGATGAAGTCGAACTTGTGGCAATAGCCACGGAAGCCTGCGCCAACGTCCCACTCGTTTTGTGGGATGCGCTCCATCTTGGCCTGCATCATGGTGCTGTTGTCGTAGTACTCGCAGTTGGAGCAGCGACGACGACGGGCTTCTTTCTCGTCGGTCTGCATGGCCTTGGCCAGCTTCATCCAGTAGGGCTTGTTCGCACCAGGCTCGTTGCTGGGCTTCTCGGGGCCAAGCATCCAGTCGTCGATCACCACCTGGGTGTTCTTCTTGTTCTCGGCAGCTGTGATGAACGGCTCGGACTCGGGCAGGCCAGCAAAGCCAGCCATCATGATTTTGGGCATTTCCATGGTGCGCTCCTTATGTGATTTCGCGGCCAGAGGCGCGGATGGTCAGCGCGGTGGCTGTGCCTGTGGTCGAGATAAACCCACCAGCGGCCAGCACTTGGCCAACCAGCTCGGGGAAGGTGTAGGTCTCGTCCGGGGCAATGGCGCGGCTGTCCACGATCAGATTGGTCGCACCAGGGCTGCCTCCGCTGCTCACCAGGTGCACGCTGATCACAGCATTGCTGGCGCTGGTGTTGGTGGCGGTGAATTTGTCGATGATGGCTGTGCAGTTGGTCGCGGTGTATTGCGTTGTCTGCGCCGCTTCCATCTGCTTGGAGCCAATGAGAGGTTTTGCTGTGACTGCCATGGTTTCTCCTTAGACGGCCTCTGCGCCGCTTGCTGTGATTGTCAGGCCTGCGGACGCTGCCTGCACCTGGATGGTTTCGCCTGCGTTCATGACCTGGATGCCGTTGTACTGCAGTGCGTTGTTTGCCGGGACAGACACGTCGTACAGGAAAGCGTTACCAGTGCCAGCCGATCCTGCCGACGGCACCAAGAACACGCGCACGTTGATCGCGCTTCCGGTGGTGTTGGCGATGCTGAACTCCTTGAGCAGCGTGCGGGTGCTGGCCGGGACGGTGTAAAGCGTGGCCACGCCAGTAGTGATGGCGGCCTGGCCGAGCTTTGTGGGGGTGATGTTCTGAAAGGCCATTACATGCTCATCCATTCAAGCACCTGCACAGCAGATGCGGGTTTGTTTTCCCAGCGGGACTGGGTGGCATCGTAAAGCAGAACATCGAAGTCGTTGGGCGTTCCTGTGCCGTTGATGTAGACGTCCTGCAGCCGGGACAGAGACTCGGCCACGGTCATGCGCACAAAGATCGAGCCAGAGCCACCGCTGCCAGCGTTGACCACCACAGCCACTGGCACGTCAATGTTTGGGGCCTGCGGTGCGACGTTCGTCCATGTTCCAGGCGTTGCCGGATCGAAATACAGCAGGTCGCCATCTGCCCACACCTCGCCATACGGTGCGCCGGTGGTGTTGAAGCCGCGCACCAGTCCGAAGCTGGTCACGTAGCCAAAGGCGTTGTTTGCGATGTCCTGCGTGGCCACGCCCATCATGTAGTCGGCCAGCACGGAGCCATCGGCCACGGCTGGGCCGAATGTCAGCTTGCCAGACGACCCGACGGTGCCCGTGAACATCACTGGCGTGCCGTTGGCAATAAGGCTGCCGCTGGTGTTCTTGGCGTAGTACATCAGCTCCTGGCCAACCTGCAGCACGCTGCCACCATACAGGCCAACATCCAGTGTGCCGTCGTCCTGATTCCATTGCACGCGCCTTGCTTGCGTGACATGGGGGCCGATCTCTGGCAGGTCGATGTAGTCCGTCACCACCGAGTTGTTGTTCTGGAGCGCGGGCGCAGTGGCCAGCATTTCCAGAGCGTTGGCGATGCGGCCAAGCGTGTCCAGTGCCTGCACGGCCTTCTGGTCTGCGTTTCCTGCGTTGATGGCCACATCTTTGGCCAGGCTCACAATTTGAGCCAGTGCCTCATTGGCTGTAGCCTGACTGTTGCCAGCCAGCACCTCAATGCCGGGTGTGTCCGGTGATGGCGAGATCTGATCTGCAAGTGCAAACAGGCGCTCGAACTGCTTGACCTGCTCGAAGTTCTGGAGGAACGAGGCGAGCTGGTCGCGGGTAAGGTTGAGCTTCTGCGTTGCCATCAGTAGGCCAATGGCTCGATCTGAGCCTCAAGACGGATGAATGACAAGTGCGCCTGGCTGTCGCCACGGAATCGCTGGATGCGCCAGTTGCGCATGTGACCCTGTTGGAACCATGCAAGACGTTTGCGGCTGCCGGTAGTGCCTGCACGGATGCTGCGATCTTGGCTCCATGCCTGGCCGTCCACGCTGTAGCTTGTCGAGATCATGGGGTTGACGCCAAGCGCCACGCTGCCTGTCAGGCTGACCAGCTCCAGCTCGTTGAAGATCGCGCCGTTGCTCTCGTTGTAGACGATCAGCGTTCCGAACTCCCATCGCACGATCTGGCCCCAATGGCTGCTGATGTTGTCCACCAGGTAGCCGATGGCGTTGGACTGCGGGTCACCGATCAGCCACTTGTCGTAGGCCCAGACCAGATTCCTTGCGCGATACTGACTGAAACCAACTTGGCTGGTGGTCAGCGTGAACCACACTGGTGCGCTCAGCTCTGCGGTGGCCGCAGCATCGAAAACCAGCGTGCGGTCTGGCAGGTGAACGTACAGGTGCTGATGCGCCTTGTCGTTGCGTGCCTCCAGCTTGACGCCTGCCAGCTGTGCTTCGGTGTAGCCGAGCAGAATCTGGTCGATTTCCTGGGTGCTTATTTTTTGAGCAGTTGCGTTCGCGCCGAGGTAAATGCCTGGTGCTTCGTTGCGGCCAGAGCCAAGGAATGCGACGCTCTCCACGAACACGCAGCAGCCAAACGTGCCGATGACGCCCTTCTGAATCTGTGCTCCGTCGATGCGCTGGAACGGGAAGAACTCGCCGCCCACGTTGTCGAACACCTCGATGGTGTTGCGGTTCAGCGCATAGACCTCATTGCGCAGCTTGAGCAGCGCCACCACGGGGTCGGGGTCAACTTCGGAGCTTCCATACTTCAGCGGGTTGACCTGGGTCGGGTCAGACAGCTCGGTCACGATCAGGCTGGTGCCGTCGGTGGTCATGAAGTAGCCGTCCACCCAGACCACATCCAGCACCAGGCCAAGATCGGGGTCGGTCACTTGCGTGAGTGCGCCGTTCCAGTAGTACAGGCGGCCACCGGACGCGATGGCCAGGCGGTCGAAGCTGTAGTCCATCGTCACCAGGGTGTTGACGGGGCCGCCAACGTCGCCAAGCACGGTCACAGCGCCATTGCTGGCCACCGTCACGAGCTTGGTGCCCATGACCCGGTAGCAGACGCCGTTCCAGTTGATGCCGCCACGGTCGATGCCTGGGCCTGTGCCGTTGCCGACGATGCCGTCACCGGGGCGCAGAAAGCCCTTGCTGATGCCAGATTCTTTCGGGACTGGCACCAGGTTGACCGGGTACGACGTGCGCAGGTCTGGCCCGTTGTCAGCGTAAATGCCGTTGAGGATTGGAATCTGCATTCAGGTCACCACTTCACCTTTGCCGCCCACCATGCCGCGCTCATCTTGCCCTTGGCGATGTTCTCAGCGTGCCGAGCCTTGAATGATTCTCGCCGGGCTTTGTCCGCCTTGGACTCGCCTTCGCGCTTCGGAGACCCGGACACGCCCTGCTGGCCAAACCGGATGGTTTTGACCTGGTCGCCATCCTTGGCCACAACGACGTGTGATTTGGTCGGGTGCGACGGTGTGCGCTTGGGCTTGTTGTAGCCCTCGACACCGACGCGATCCAGACGCGGGTCTTTTTTGGTTGCCATGGTCAGAAGTTGATGTAGAGCTTGTAGGCTTCCAGCGTGACCACGTTATTGGCCGCTGCTGGTTGCGCCGTGAAAGCAAACGTCTGATCTTGAGTGGCATCCACTGTCAGCACAACGTTTGCGCCTGTGGACAAGCCATGGCCGACTTGGTTGGCTGCGTTGCTGATGACCTGAGAGCTGCCACGGTTGCACATGAGCTTTTGAGCGCAGGCACTGGCATTGCTTGCAGCACTGACTGCCATGAGCACGCCACCGCCATAGGTCATGCCGATGTTCTTGGCCGTTGCGCTGTTGGTCAGGCTGTAGAGTGCATCGATCTCCATGCCGCCGCCGACGCCCATAGACCAGCCAGGGACAACGACAGACGCCAAGGTGACGGCGGTGTTGGCCACTGCAGCGACTGCGGTGCCGTACCAAACCAATGCGGTTTGTGTGCCGGACTGCGTGCCGCTGGTGGTGATGGCTGCGCCACCTGCAGAGGCAGATACGGTGAAGGTGTTGGCCGACAGCACTTCCTTGACGTAGTAGGTCGTGTTGATCGCCAAGCCAGTCGGCAGTGCGCCTGTGGTGGTGAAGCGGATTGTGTCATTGACAGCCAAGCCGTGATTCGCCCAAGTCACAACGCCAGGTGCGGCAATGGAAATGGTCACGGTGGCGTCGATGTAAGGCAGATCAATGGTCACCTCGTCGGTGGCTGTGTCTGCATCCAGGACTTCATAGAAGCCGGTGGAAGCGGTGCCACCAGTCCATGTGACGTACAGGCTCGCGCCTTGAGCCACTGCGTTGGTCAAACCGTGCACGCCTGCGCTCACCAGCTTGACGTTGCCAGAATCATCGGCATAGGTCAGGGTAGTGAAAGTTGCAGCAGGTTCGACCAGGCTGACAGGCGTCAGGCTGCCAAGCACCAAGGCCGGGAAGCTGCGCAGCTTGGGTTGCGCGCCGACGTCATATTCGACAGTGGCGTTGCGGTTTTGAATGCGGATGGTGCGATCAGCGCCGTAAGGGCCGAAGGTCTGTGCGCTGTTGTCCAACGTGGCCAGCGTGGTGTAAATCCACGGCTGCACGCCAGGGCTGGCGGTTTGGATTTGAACGACGGTTGGCTCGTCGCCAGTGCTGCCGATACTGATGGACTGGCCATTGGGCACCAGGATGTCGAAATCACCGAAGGTTTTGTTTGGTTGAATGAACATGATGTGCTCCTATGGGGTTAAGCGATGCGATACCAGCTGTTGAGCGACTGCACAAAGCGCATGCGGAAGAAGTCCTCAGCGGCCAGTGTGCTTGGGTCGCCATACACATTGGCTGCGCCGTTTGGTGCAAGCGTGAAGGCGGTGATCTGCTGGGTGGTGGTGATCAGCACCTCAGTGCCGTCTGGCGTCTGGGTGTTCAGCGGAAGTGTCACGGTGCCAGATGCCAGCGTGCCAGCAGGCTGAATTAGCATCCACTGCTGCTGGCTGACAGGGGTCGGCACTGTGATGTTGAAGCCGGTGCCGGGCGTCGAGATGCTGGTGGCCAGCGTCGGGGCCGCAAAGGTCTGCTGGAAGTAGGTCAGCAGAGCACCGATCGGCAGGCGTCGTGCGTCGCCGTTGTTCGGGGTGTAGACGGGAATCTGGTCGCCAGGAGAGGCCTGGAGCAAAAGCGGCAGTTGGTTGATTTGTGGCATGGTATGTCCTCAGTTGTACTCGATGGGGCCGTCCGGGCCTGCGGTGACCGGATCGACCGGAGGACGCAGGAATGGGTTGTCGTACACGCGCCAGGGCTTGTTGCCAGCGCCAGACGGCATGGTGACGGGCATCTGCTGCGGGATGGGTGCGGTCGCACGCTGCAGCAGGGTGTTGTAGCTGTCCTTGGCCACGGCCTTGGTCTCAGGCATCACCACCTTGCCGTATCCAGGCGCAATGCGGATGGCCAGATTGGTGATGATGGCCTCGTTCGCGCTGTCTGGCACTTCGGACGGCTCGTCAAGGTCGCTGTACTGTGGACTGCCTGGCAGTGGGTAGCCCAGACGGATGCCTTTGCCGTTCCAGTCTGAGATCATGGCATCGAGGCGACGCAGTGCGGACTGGAGCTGCTCTGGTTGCAGGTCGAAGACATAGGACGCAAGGCCGATTTCCTCGAATGCGGCTGCAACGAACTGGCGCTTGCTGTAACCCATATCAGGCCTCCTGCTTGTTGAGTGCTTCGGTGATCATGGCCAGCAGCTTCTCGTCGCTGGTTCGCTTGGTGAACGTCAGGCCCAGCTCTTTGGCCTTCTCGATCAGCTCGATGCGGGTGGGTGCTGCGTTGTCATCGGGCACGGCCGAGACTTCGACTGCAACTTCTTGCAGCACCTTGGTGACTTGCTCGGCCATCAGGCGGTGGTTGATGCCGTCGATGGGGCGCGATGGCTTGCGCACCTTCACGGGCTTTTTGTTCTTGCGGTACTTCGGGGCGAGGATGTTTTCTTCCATCACTTGGCCTTCTTTCTGGTCTTAGCTGCGGCTTTGAAGGCGGCAGCGGTTGGCGCTCCTTTGGTGCCTGGCTTGCGCATACGCTCAGGCGTCTTGCCTGCAGCCTTTTGGCGCTCGATGCGCTCACGCTTGGCGTGAATGTTGGCGTACAGGCCGGACTTCATTTCTTGGCCTTTTTGGGCGCTTTGCTGGGCTTTCCAGCGGCTTTGGCAGCCTTGGTGGCCACGTTCAAAGCGATGGCAACAGCCTGCTTTTGAGGCTTGCCAGACTTCATTTCCTTCGAGA